ATACATTTTGATCAACAGCCATCTGCCCCTGTGCCTTGAGTTGCTCTGCCTGTGCATTGGCTTGTGCCTGTTGCTGAATCATATCCTGAGAATTCTTCTGTGCCTCCTGCTTATTCTTCTCAATAGCGTATTCTAATTCCTTTTCGAGGTCTAAGATGTCTGCACCATTTTCAAGTTGCGACATGAAATAGATGGCATCATTAAGATCAATACCAGGTCTCTGCTCTCTTGTATTTTGTAGGGCAATGTTAATCCAGTTTTCAAAACGGAGTTTCTGCTTGGCATCAGGTCTTGGTTTTAGTTCAAGCCCATATTGCACACCATCCGCCTCCATGAGTTCAATAGCATCCATGTCTGAGGGACTGATAACCCCCGTATAGGCTTCCTTGATCTTTGCGGAGTTTCTTATCCCTATCTGTATCCGCCTCATCATACAAGAACCCGCAGCACCCTTTATCTCAAAGATAGCATCAAGGATAGGTTTCATCGTATTAAGCGTGGCTTGCATAGAGGACTCGGTTGTTCCTTTCTCTATATTGGTGTTAGGGGCGGAACTGAGCGATAGTATATTGAATCCTATTAATCTCTCCAATTGACCAAACATCATCTCAAGTGCTTGCATGGTTTCTTCTACCCTCGACCCAAGACCACCATCCATTGGTGTTACTGGAGTTGCCGCCCCACCAGAGTACAACTGTGTCGGAGTATTGGCGTAAGAATATAAGAACACTCCCGTCTGTTTCCATAGTTTGATTACCTCTGCGGGTTTTAACTTATTCCCCCCAAAGGTCACATTAGCCAACATACTTGTATTAAGGGCATATCCTCTCTCTATCATCATAGCAAGAGAGTTCTGCCATCTCAGGAACATTATGGAAATCTGATCTAAGATAGGGATTATCCTCTTTATAAGAGAAGGTTGAAGTAACTGCTCTACGTGGAATGTAAGTTGTGGTTTAGATAACCCTTCGCGGGATGCCATATTGATAACGCCATAATCAAAGACATAATCGGTATTCAACACCCAAAAGCATTGCCTTGGCACTCTCTTAAAGATAGATTTTACCTCTTGACTTGCACCTGCGTCTAATTGATCCTGTTTAAGTTCCTTAACTTTTGTTTTGAAATCAAGGTCAATGATACTATCACGTCCCCTTACCGATCTGTAATAGAGTTTTCTTTCTGTGTCGGTGTCCATCCATTCACACTCAAAGACAGGTACTTTGAATCCATCATACCTGTAAGTCCCCGTAGTGGGATCAAGCTGTGAATAGAAGTTTTGCCATCTATCTCTTGGATTGCCATAGAGTGTGTAGCAAGCCTTTGCGAGGGCTGCCCACTTATCTTCCGGCACATCAGGTAACTTATTTCTTAGATTAGATATTGTCCAGTAACAGAAATATCCCGCATATTCTGAATCCTTGTAATCGTATTCATTAGAGAACTGCATCACAACTTTAGCGGGGTCAAGATATTTAACTTTCCATTTGCTGTCTTCGGCATCGAAATAGTCCCTTACCGCACCATAACCCAACACAATCAGGTCATCTATCACCTTCTTGCGTACCGTCCCGTCCCAATCAGATATATTGAATGAATGCCTTACGAGTTTCTGCATTGCCCTCGCCACGTTGAGCTTAAAGCCATCTTTAGCCTCATACATAGCAAGCTCTTCCAGAGATTTAGGGAAGACTACATTTTCATCTACGGGGATTCCCGCTTTCTTCTTGTATTCGACTTGCCAATCAGCATTCTGCGCCTCGCAAAGTTTAACATATTTCTGCTCCTCTCTTAGTGCTTTGGAATTGGCGTCTATTGTATCTACGAAACAATCAAAGTCTAACTTATCCATCATCCCATGGATTGTGTTCATCAGCATAGGCGCAGGAGACACATTGCGCCACATAATATTTTGCCAGCCTTCACGCTTTGATATACGCCCTATGGCTGTATCGTCAAAACTTGTTATAGCCGATGTTATGCCATCATCCTTGGTGTCGTTTAAGAGCCACGACTTATACTGGGTAACGTCCTGATTCCCAGTAGAATAATCTCTCTCGATAAAGAAATCATTCGCACCCATAAGACCCCACGATGTCTTATTTCTGAGGAAGAGGCTGTAGATCGACTGTGCGTTTTTTTTGCAATACTCCGCACCTTTTAATTTAGGATCACAATCTCTTGCGGGGAACGTGTACTCGAAATTTGAGAATTCTGAAAATGTTGAAAACATTTTTTATCCTTGTGTTATTTTCACAAAGATACTGACTTTTGGGGAATGCTGTTTTTAATGATTTTTCCATCGCCCTAAACAATTCTTTTTCATTTGTTCTGATCTTCGATGTCTTTCTTCTTCAGAAATACTAATTTTTTTGCCTTTTGTCTTGGAAATTCTTTTATCAATCGTTATTTGTGATTGTTTTCTACCTAATTGTCGCTCACTTATAGCTTCGCCCCATTCTGGGTGATCTATAAATCCCTGTTTAAGAGAGTCACTCACCAATTTCTTAGATTTTTCGGGGAAAGTCCATCCTTCCCTTGATTTTGTTCTTTTCTCAATAGATTCTTTCTTTTTAGGGACGCCTTTTAATTTTTCAGATATTTTAGCTCTTGTTTCTTTAGTCGGGGGTTTATAATCAGTATGGGCAACTCTCTTTGCAATAGATTCTGGTTTTGGACTAATCCCCCTATTCCAAGCAGGTTTCCCTTTTACTCCACTATTTTTACTTATTAAATCTTTTGTTTCTTGGGTATGTGGTTTACGTATCATCTTCTGTGATGCCTCCGTTATTAATAAAATAGACTCTTCTGTATGCCTATACCCCAATGTAGACCCAGCAATTTTATTAACATTAAAATAAGGATTAGTTGTATCTAAATAAAATTGCTCTCTTTCAAGTAGGTGTTCTTTTGATATAAAATCAAATTGTTCTATTACCTCAAAAATTAAATCTTCAATTCCATATTTATTGCAATGTCGTTGAAGAATAACAGAATGATGTTTGTTATTTTTTAGTAAATGCTTATGTTGTCTCCATCTATCATTAATAATAACTGCACTCCCAATATAACATCTATTGGGATGAGAAAGTGATATTATTCTATAAATACCACATATTTTTTGTTTCCTCATTACAGACTATTTTATTTTACAGACAAAAAGAAATGGGAAGGGTGTCTGTTTGCCCTTATCAGCGGGTCGCGAAATCCGCCTATCCTATGCAAAGATATAAATTATTTTATAAATAACAAGTTAATATTGCCATTTTTTAAATCCACTTCCATCTAAGTCAATATCATCACCACCTCCGAGTCTCCCTAATATTTCACGATAACGAGACTTACTTCCGAGTAACGCATAACCAAATGCTGTTTTTAAATCGAGCCGCGTGAAACTTTCAACGCCAGAAAAATTTTTAATCTCCATAAGAAGATCGTCATGGTTCTCTTTATGTCCTCTGAACTCTATGTAGTCCTTGTATTCCCTTACGAGGTCTTGCTGTGTCTCAGTACCCGTCCACTTACCAGGTAATGGCTTTGGTCTGCCATCAATTCCCATATCAAAGAGGAAATAACCTCCGTAACCTCGCTTATAGACATACGCTATGAATGCCTCCACGTTCTGTTCGGGATACATCATTGCACCAAAATATTGACAAGCCATTATAACATCCTCAAAATATTCATCTTGCGTGGCAGGCCGATAACTATAAGACAGAACACAAGTGAAGCTATCCCAGTCTTTCTTAGGCTTATCGTGGTCTATACTCTCATCGTATTCCCAAAGTATGCCTATGCCTCCATTAGACTGTCTTGAATTGGTTAAACTAAATCCTGTCTTAGCATTAGCCTTTGCTTGATTTGCATTTAGGTTTCTAAAGGGGTCTATTCCACAGGTGAATCTTTGACCATTACGGGGTCTCCACGACATTACCACTTTCTGACTTAACCCGTCCCACACCTCCACTCCCTCCCTCTGATTAGTCAATTCCAATGGCAATACTAATGACATCTTAAATTTAGGTATCTCATTGGAATCCTGCCAAAGCACCATACCATCTGGATTGTTATGCTCCCTGTAGAAATAACCTGTTCTATAAGGAGGTTTACCAAGAGATTTTAGTCTGTTTAACTCTGCGAGGCGTTTGTCTACTATCTCAAGGTTATATCCCACATTCCCCGATGAACCAAGCCAACACTCTGCCCACGTAAAAGGAGACTTGCGTCTTATACTACGATATTGCTCAAGAGACTGTGGTGTATTCTCCGAAAGTAATCCATCTCTTTCTTCTTGCATCATCTGTCTTGATCCTTTCTTAGCTACAGCAAAGATGGCATAAGGAGATAGTCTCATCTGTCTCTCCGTTGGGTTCTCAATTACCGATTTACCAAACCTATCAATGAATCCCTCCAACCTAAGATAGGCAGGCAGAAATATCCTTGCGAATCCTGATGCCGTCTGTCCTTTAATTGGGACTCTCCTATAGAAATCACTCATCATACACATCCGATAATATGGTGCAGCAGAAGATTCCATCTGTTCCACGGTACTCGGATTCTTAACATATGCACCCTTGAGAATGTTTATTCCCATACCTGTTGACATGGTGAATTTGTTCACATTCCACCTCTCAAAGATATTAACTGCAAGATTTGAGTCCTTGCCCTGCTCATCATTAAGAAGCCCATTCAATCGGTCTCCCTCGTTCTTATAGAGTCCACCACTATCACTAAATGTGATTGCACTCTTTAGCCCTCCCATGATGTAGACATTGGGAGGCGTATCAAGTCTTAATATCGTTGGTCGCCTATTCCCTTCCCACATTGGCTTAAGACACATAGGCATCACATCAAATGCAGGAAGAAGTTTTTTCTTGTAATGAATTTCTGCGTTATTCCCTTCAAAGGATATGATAGTACTAAAGAAAGAATAGTTAGTTGTTGATCCCTTTAATATCTTATGGATCGCTTCATGCGTTGCACCTGTGCGCCTCGTTTTGGGCTCCACGTCCCCAAAGAACAACCGCCTCCCTAAGTCCATCATCTCATAACCACCCTCTCCTTTTATTGCCTTACCCGTTTCGGGGTCTATGTCCTTGAATGTCTCGGTACAGTTCTCAAGATACCACGCAAAGCAGAACTTACGCCTTACGTCATCCCTGTATTCAGGATAGACTTCTGCTTCCGATATGTAGTAGAAATTAAGGAAATCAAAATAATCAGGAGGGAGAAAAGTTGGTTCTCCGTCATTATAATACCAATAACCATAAGTCCTGCACCACCATACTTTCTGTAACCATGCTATTTCCTCTGCGAGATTTTCTGCCTCCTGTTCAAATAACTCCCAGAATTTAAGATAGAATTTATAACCCTGGATTGTGTCCTGCCTATTCTTCTTCTCTATCTCATAAAGATCAGATAAGGCTTTTTTTTCTATCTTCTTAAAGTTATCCGGTACTGGTAATCTATGAAAGTATTGCTCATCGGGGTCTAACCCATATCCATCTATCTTAGTTAAATCTTTAGGCGGTTCTGGCAGACTGAAATAAACGACTGTCAAATCTGGGTCTCCTTCGTTAATCTTCTCCCATTTCCTTGACCCGTCTTTCCTGAACTGTCCTCCATCGGGTTCTTCATCACCTATGAACTTAGGCAATGTGGGTATATATCCCGCCTCGTAAGGACTGAATCCCCAAATACCCTCTTCTGCAATAAGACTTACAACTGCCTCTGGCTTGAACTTAAACTTCTCTTCCTCGGCAACATAAGACTCATCGTTTTCAAATGAAAGTTTCTTGATTGTTTTCTTGGCAACCATGTTCTGTTTCTTGTTTCGACAAAGGTACAAAAAAAGACCCGTATGCAGTTCTTA